CCTCGAAAGAGGGTCCGGTGACGCAGTCCTGTTGCCAGGACCGGTCACGATAGTCTTAGTTTGACGTATAACGCAAGTTGTGCCTTAAGCGACGGTATCGATGGCTGGTCCCTCCCTAAAGGGCTAGATGATGCATCTAGTGGAGTGTATCCAAGGGTACCAGAACCCTACCCTAAACCTCCCTAACCAGGAGGAGAGGAGAATGCTTCCCAGTGCAGGATTACTGCGGGTGAAATTCCCAAATTAATGCCAACAGCAAGGGACTCTTCTGTACACTACCACACCCTCGGATAACACCGAGTGATGTAACATGGTACTCAAGGAGCACACCAAGTTTTTAAGTTGGGCTAGGAAACTACCCGTAAAATCTTGCCTTAGGAGGAAACTCTTAAGGTAAGGGGGCTTAGAAATGGAAGTGACGTTGCCTTGAGCAACCATGGAGGTTAACCACCTGGGCTTCATCGCCTGCCTGCAGCCCACGGCCCCTTACGGGGGTCCGTGGAAACTGAAGGATAGCTCCCTAACGGGATGCTAGGTTATATTACTATAATCTAACATGACACTGAAATTAGCTTTACAGCTAAAGACGGCGTCAGCTATTTGGCAAAAAGCTGTAAAAAGCTTTTCATCATTGTCGGACCGGCTCATCCGAGCTGTTCCGATGATGATTGGTGGACAATCCCGTGGTTGGGTTAAGGCTGTGTTCCATTTCACTAGGTTAGTGATGAGGATTAAGCATAACCAAGGTTCCAAAGGGCTAGCTATCTTTCTGAAGGCGAACATGCTGTTAATTCAGCGTGTCCTCGCCGGAAGTAAGTTAGCGAACCCTAGGGATGCTGGCGTTGCGACATCCGTAACGAACCGGGGGATCCCGCGTTGGATACCCGTCTTACATCGTAAGCGGATCCTTCGTGGGGATCGCACCGTGATTTCTTTCTACCTTGGTCTTCTAACCCTTTATCGGGTATTAGACTATCGTGGAAAGTTATCACTATCTACGGTTACGGACCCTGGTAAGGATATAAACCCTACCCTTATTTCCTCTTTTCGTCAGTTCCTTGGAACTTTCGTTAAGTGGTCAAAGGGTTTCGGTATTATACCTTATTTAGGTGTCCGTGATCGTGAGGACTCAGCCTTTTGGGGCGACCCTAAAGGTCTGAGAGGTGCGATTCGGTTGGTTAACTTCACTCCCGTTTGGAAGTGGATGTTTACCTCCGGTCCTAATTCCTCCTATAGCAAGGTACTCGCTGTGGGGAACGCCTGGATTGACATGATCGCGATTCATTCGCGACCAGGTCTCTTTGGGCTAATTCACCATATGCGAGCCTTCATCGGTGCTTCCGAACTGACTTGGCTTCCCTGGTTCGAAGATGTCGTAAAGACGTCTAAGAACTGGTCTAAGCTTTGTCATGCCACCCAGACTAAGTTAGGGTTGAACCCCCAGTTCGACCCTGATTCAGAATGGTGTGGCGGTCTGGAGCAATTCGATGTTGGTAAGCTTTCTGTAGTGGAAGAACCCGGCAAGAAGCGAATTGTCGCAATGGTGGATATCTGGACGCAATGGTTATTATACCCTTTGCACCGGTTTATCTTCGATAAAGTCTTACGGTTAATACCGCAAGATGGTACGTTTAATCAGGCAAAACCTGTAAAGGAGTTGCTTGAGCGTGCCTCGAAGGCAGGCCGGACGCACTTTTGGTCTTACGACCTTAGTGCGGCAACGGATAGACTTCCCATTTCGTTACAGGTACTTGTCCTTGGAGCGTTCACCCTTGAGTCGTTTGCCAACACTTGGTCGGCTCTACTAACTGACCGTGATTACCGGACTCCAAAAGAGTTCGGTACCACGTTTGGCAAAGGTTCAACCTTTGTCAGATACAGCGTAGGGCAGCCAATGGGGGCTTACTCCTCTTGGGGGATGCTGGCATGGACCCATCATGCTATAGTCCAATTCGCCGCCTGGCGAGTGGGACATAGATCTTGGTTCACATGGTATGCTGTGCTCGGAGATGACATCGTGATCTGTGATCGCGATGTAGCATCTGAGTACGTACATCTGATGTCCGAGTTTGGAGTAGGGATCGGCTTTCACAAGTCGATCATCTCTCCGAACTCCTCATTGGAGTTCGCTAAACGGTTCTACTATCGAGGGAAGGAGGTATCTCCTCTCTCTCTTGCTGGTATTTCTGTTGGGTGGCTAGGACCAGGGTTTATTCCCGAAGTCCTGGCTGCTTGCGAAGCAAAGCTTGGTATAGAGATTTCTCTGTATCAGGTGGCGCGGTACGTAGGTGTCGGATTCAAGGCGGCCTCGGCAGCATCCGCAAGGGTGCTGACAGGGCTTCCACGGATCCTTTCATCCACACTATTGCTTCTCCTTAGACCAGGAGCTCCGCGAGGAGCTGCCTCACTCTTAGACTGGTACTTAGCTGTCACCATGACAGGTAATACTAGGGCTAAGATGAGGGTGAGTGATGAGGAGAAAATCTTCACACTCATTTGGTCTGAGGTGGTGGACTCTGTCTTGGGCCCGGCACTCAAGAGGGTTCGAAGCGTCGTAGACAATCTTTTCATTCCCAACAATGGGAAGAAAAGTCTGCCTCGCCAAGAACACCCGATGGGTGACGAGTTCACTGCAGGGTACACGCGCTGGTTTAAAGGTGTCATTAAGCCTCGATTCACATCGAAGTTTAGGACAGCAATCGACCAGGCAGGTGAAATACTGCGTGAGGCCAAGAAAGTATGGGATCGAGAGCGAGATCTTTCGAAATCGCTTCGTCTCATCGAATCTTGTCTATCAATCCTGGCGCTTGTGCCGACACGGATCAACCTTGTTCGACGTGAAACAGAAGAGACTGAAATCTCTAATGCTAATGTCTTACAGGTGCTGATACCGCGTTCGGTAAAACGTTGGAGAAAGGTAGCAAAGTTCGTGGAGCGTAAAGCTCCAGCTAAGATCGTTCGACGGAAACGGTCATCGAAGGAAGCCTTCCAGGCTTCCTCGGTGACACGTCTGTCTCGGTTCTAGTATGAGATTCGATTCCACTTATAAGTCCAACCACACTCTATCCTTGGAAAAGATAGTTTTAGGGATGTCCACTTAATTCTATGGATCAACGTTCGAAACGTTGATGTCATAGAAACAAATAGATAACGCGTCTTAAGCGACACGTGGTCCGGGAAACCGGTGTCTTCGGATGCCGGGGGTCCGGGTAGCCACGGTCCCCTGTC